GACGAAGTAATTTTCAGGGAATATTTCTATGATACACCACCAGAAGGAAAATACAGATGTGTCGGAGAGGATGGGCTGCCTGCGTGGGCAGATATTCCTCCACCCACGCATGAAGAACTTATTGAAATTACAGAATCAGAAAGACAGCTACTAATTAACCAGGCCAACGAATACATGAACAGTAAGCAATGGCCCGGTAAAGCCGCTATTGGTCGTCTGAAAGATGATGAACTGGCGCAATATAATTTGTGGCTGGATTATCTGGACGCACTGGAACTGGTTGATACCTCCAGTGCTCCAGATATTGAATGGCCTACGCCTCCGGCAGTTCAGGCCAGATGACATCCGGCGCGGTGCTGGTATCTGTTGCCGTCACCGCGTCAATGTAATCCAGCACGGCGTTAAGTCGGGTTGTTTCTGCCTGCGTCAACTTCCGTCCGGCCTGTAATTTCAGCTGAATCAGACTAATGGAAACCATTGCTGCATCAATCAGTGACTGGCGCTGTGCTTCTGCCGCTTTTACTGCGGCACCATATTGTGCCTCAGTATCTGTCACCCATTTCTCACCATCCCATTTATCGTATGGCGTTAACGGAGCGATAGTGCTCGTATTTTCAGGGTAATCTCCTGGCGCGGTGATTTCTTTTGGTTCTCCAGTTTCGGTGCTATAAACAATTTCACCGCGATGGTCTGGCACATATTTCCACGAGTTCAAATCCGTTGAGCGGCATATTGCATAACCAGCTTTAGATGCACCTGGTGCATCTAAACAAGAACATGCCGGGATACCGACACCGACAGCAAGATATTCTGTTGATGTTGAAATATATTCCTGCGTCTCACCATCATAATTATAAACGGTAACATTCCCCGCCTTTGTAGCAATAAGCTCACTATTTAATACAGCTTTATTCATCATGCAGCCCTCACAATATAATTAAAAGCGATGTTACGTGGACGATTTTCATTTGCTGTTGGAACGACATTTGCTGCAGAAAAATAAACATCTTGTCTGATACGTCTGTCTGTTGCGTAAGTCATAGGTACGTTAATGTTATTTCTAGTAGTTTCTTCCCCATAAAAGGCCCCAGCCACACCACTAACATCGATAATTGCATTAATCTCACTGTTAACACGCTGCTGACCGAATGAACCAGTGATGTTTCGAATGGCATCTCCCTGTGACGAAAGCAAGCTACGGTTAGTATCAATTCCTCTTCCATCATCCCAGCCACGAATGAACTCACCACGTAAATCAGGCAATTTTTTTGTCGGGTAAGCCTTTGCCAGTTCCGGGTATTCTTCAGCAGAAAAAACCGCACCGTTGCATTTCAGCCAGCCTGTTGGCGGAGTGGCGGAAGGCCACGGAACAGGGACACCAACAGGTAATGCAGAGCCTTCTCCCAAACCAAGGTTTGTGCTAGCGTCTGCGGCATTCGTTGCGCCGGTACCACCTTGATTAACCGGCAAAGCTCCGTTGCTCCCCTTCTGCAGTAATTTCCCAAGAGCCGGGATTGATAAACTGGTGCCATTGATCGTAACGGTAATGTTCTGGTTGGCTGAGGTTGTGGCGAACGTCTCCCACGCACCAATATTCTCGTCATACTCCTTGATAAGCTGCGACATGGCCTGCGCCAGCCCATCAACCGAGATATTGTCTGATACCAGAATGCCGTACTTCTGGCCGCTCAGCGCCGGTGATGCAGCAGGCGTTACCGTCATTGACGTGGCGCTATTCACGGATGAAATCTGGAACAGTTGCACCGGGTTAGACATCACGATAATTGTCTGGCCAGCGCGAACCTGGCTGGCCGGTGCAGTCCAGTTTGTACCGGAGCCGGTTGCGGTATTTCCGTTAATAGAGATAGTTCCGGTGCTATAAATCATAACAACTCCTAAATTTAGACAACATGAAGCCCGGAGAGGTATATAACCCTCACCAGAAATAATTTCTGAATTGGTTTTTAATACATGTTGGGCAACGCCAGTGTTGGCATAGCTATAGTTGTATCAAATGCCATTGACCACCAACCCAAATAATAATTGCCGACTACTTTATTCCTTTCCGCTATGACATTCCCACCTGTCATTACAATTCCTTTATACCTAATATTTCCGTAACCACCAACGTGTCGACAGTTAGCCCCGGTATAAACAATCTGGCAAAATTTATCACCAATATTCAGGTTCGCATTGGTGATATTTATTGTCCCATCAAAAATGAATGGCTTCGTGCAAGTAAGAACACGTTTGCGTTGACGATTGGTTTATTCAATCCATCAACTAGAATACCTTGTAAAAGAATTGCCATAATATTTCTCACTTTATTTAACTTACTCAGCATAACAAGTATATTGAAATTCAACCATGTCAACAACACAAAGGAGTCCCAATGAAACTCGCTCTAATTATGCTGCCATTATGTCTGTCCCTCACTGCATGTGGTAATGGTTTAAATACCGGTAAACCAAATTCCGGTGTCATTCCAAAACCTTTGGATCGCGATGGTAACGGTTCTTTAATTTATGATACCGAAAAGCTTCCAATGACTGGGCAATGGTGCCATGAAATTGATCACGAATACAGACGAATTGGTTCACCTTCAAACTGTGTGATTGATTATTGATAATTAACCCCTCAAACGAGGGGTTAATTATTTATTACGACCAACTGCCAGTTCCGCGAGTCATTAATATTACAGACGGGCGCAAGTAGCTATTATAGACGTTCGTATACGCCTCCTTAACGCTTATTGTTACGCTCGACGCTGTCTTTCCTTTCACTGCTAACGGTATGGTTACATCCATGTCGGGACCATTAGCAGCTCGCTCAATGCTCCTTGTAATTGAGGTCCCCCCTATGTTAGCAGTCACAGTTATACGACTTGCCTGATTTGATGTATATGCGGTTAAACTATAACTTAATAGCAACACAAAGTCTTTAGATAATGTTGAACCAGATGAGTCTTTGAAAGTTTTTGTCCAGGTTCTTGAACTTGTAGTTTCTGTGTTTGGTATTGCGGACTCAGCAATGACACACATATTCGCAACATCACCGATAAAACTTTGCGCTTCTACAGTTCCTTTGAACTTACCGCTTGTTGCTTGTATCTCACCAGTAAAGCTACCGCCACTAGCATATACCACACCTCTGACAGTTACGTTATTGAATTCAGCATCCCCGGCTTTATCAAGCTTCCAGCCAGCAGAACCAGCAACATAATTGTTCGACTGGATATAGTTGCCGATTTTGGCGTTCTCAATGGTGCCGTCCTGGATGAAGCTGGCCCGGATGAATGTCTGCCCGTTCTGGATCACGAACGGCAAAGCCACGCTATTTCCGGCCGCCGTGGTGACGGCGAAGCGATCAGCCAGGAAGATAACCTGCGACTGCATGCCGGATGGCGTATTCTCCACGCCGATCCCCATCCCTGCGGCGTAATACTGCCCGTTGCTGGAGACACCAACCTTGATGTTGTACATCGCGCTGAGTTCGCCATTAACGTTGGCTATAGCCTGAGCGTTAGTGGTGATGGCGGAGGTATGCCCGTTCACGGTCGCCGTGATGCCGTTTATCTGCGTGGCGGTGGCCTGCTGATAGTCGGAGAGCGTCTGATTCAGGCTGTTGATGGATGCCTTGTTGCCGTTGACGTCCGTCTGCAGGCTCAGCAATGAACGTGCTGTGGCTTCCTTCTCACTGACGATCACCTCGTCGAGACGGTCCAGCTGAGCGCTGTTACCGGCGACCGTTGCGGATAGCCTTTTGCGTGTGGCGACCTGCGCCAGCCCGTTCTGGATAATGGCAATGGCTGAGTTCTTGACCCCGCCCGTCATGCCATCCATAGACACACTGATGCTGTCGATTCGCTGGCCCAGCGCGGTATCAGCCGTCGCAACGGTCTGCTCAAGCTGACTGAGTGAAGACGAAACATTCCCGACCGTGCTGGAAAGCTCATTAACGCTGGTCTGAACCTTCCCGACGTCCTGGGCATTTTTGGCGATGTCCTTCGCCTGCTGCTCCAGTTCGTCGTTGGCCTGTTTGATATCGTTAGCCATGTCAGCAATTTTTTCATTGCTGTCCACCGCGTTCTCGATCAGGTCCTTGAACGTATCGGAGCCTTTCATGTCCTCCAGGATCACATCTGTGATGTCGGAAACATCGATGCTGGCCTGTCCTCGCACCCATTCTGTGTACCCTGATTCGTTGCCGCTGCGGTCCACCAGCTGAGCGCGGTACCAGAAAATCTGCCCAGCATTGAGGCCCATCTGCTGATATTTGCGCTGCGGATAAGGCACATCGGCCAGCAGCATCGCATCGTCCTCGGTTCCGGTCAGGCTGTACTGAATTTCCGTCTTCAGCGTGTCGTCGGTATTCGCCGGGAATCCCCAGTTCAGCTCGATGCCGAAATCCACATTTTCAGAAGCGATGAAGCCAACCGGCTTAGGTGGATTGCCCACTTTACCCGTCAGCGTTTTCTCTTCTGAATAGCCCCATCCGGATGAAATTTCTGCGGCATTGATTGCGCGCACCCGCACCAGGTAGCGCCCGGCATAAATCCCCGGGACGTCGAATGACGTGGTGGAGGTGCGCGGCACGTTAACCCAGTTCCCGTCGTTGCGGCGCCATTGCGCTTCATAGGCGATAGCGTTCTGCGCCTGGTCCCAGCTCACGCGCATCGTTTCGACGCTGATATTTTGCTGCACCACGGAAAACGAGCTGATCACGATGTTCGCAGGCGGCGACTGGTTACCAGGCGGGATCACGCTCACCGGCCGCTGGTCAATAATGGCTCCGGTATCGATTCGGGCATATTTATCCGGATCGTGCCATGCACCGGTAATGGTGAAAGTGCCATCATCGTTATCAGTGACGCTCACAACACGGTACTGCTGTGCGTACAGTTCGTTTGACTCAACCACCCAGACAGCTTCGGCCTGCGGCGTCTCACTGTATGCGGTGGTGACTGTGACCGATTCCCCGTTAACCGCCTGAATTGTCCTGCTCTGTGACGCTCCGGAGGGAAGGTTGAGGATAAGGCGATCACCTGCTGCCGCATCAGCTACACGGTCAAGTTTGATAACGCGACCATTAACGGCGCTGATGCGTCCGCCCATAACCTTTCCGGAAAGCAGCTCGTCTGCCACAGCGATGATATAGCCAGGCTGCGGTATGTTTCCGTCCAGCCCGACATCGAACGAAACAACGCGATCCTTGTTGTTGGTGAGAATACCCCAGCGCCCCTTTCGGTTCGCTTCTGACTGTCTGGTACAACCAATGGCTGTCATTTCGAGCTGATTTGTGCCAAAGCGAGCAACGAGATCCTGCTCAAATACAGGCTCCATCGCATCCGCGTAGGCATTACCCGGATCGGACCAGGAAACCAGTGCTGTGGTATAGCGGGTTTTCGTGGTGCTGCCCGAATAGGTAAAGCGCCCATTAACCACGTTTGCACGCGTGTAGCTGTAATCCACATCGCGGGGCATATCCGCCAGCGCAACGATTTGATCGCCACCCCAGTACGTCATGCCCCGGAATATCGCCGCAAAATCACGTAACACGGTATAGGCATCATTCCTCTCCTGCACATACACGTTGCAGGTATAGCGAGGCTCAGTGCCGCTACCGCCTTTACCATCAGGAACCGGCTGATCGCAATATTGCGCGACCTGGTAAAGCGTCCATTTATCAATATTGGTCGCCGTCAGGCGATTGCCCAGCCCAAAGCGGTCGCTCACCACCAGATCGTAAAAAATCCAGGCCGGATTATCCGTCCACGCCCACTTAAACACCCCCGTCCATGTGCCGCTATAGGTGCGGGTCTCCGGGTCATACGTATCCGGAACGCGGATTACACGGCCTCGCGGTTCGCAGGCTATTTGCGGGATAGAGCCGTTAAACTGGCTTGAGTCAAATTCGATGTAGAGCAGCGCGGTATTTGGATAACGCAGTTTGGCGTCGATAACCTCTGTGTAGCTCTGCAGCGTCATTGTGTCGCCAATTTTCGCGCTGTTGGCATCCGCCGTGAGCTTACGCAGGCGCACCGTCCATGTGCTGCCTGCCTGTGGTAAGTCGATGCGATGGCTGCGTTCGTAGCCGGAAGTTGTCTTGCCGGTTACGCTGGTATTAAGTACCGTCTGCCAGGTACCACCATCAGTCTGCAGATCAATGGCGTAGTTAATTGAATAGCCAACCAGATCGCCATCGTTCTCCTGTTTAAAAAGCGATGGCCATTTCAGGCGCAGGCGAACGGCTGACAGCTGCGTGTTGGTAAAGGTGTGTGTCCAGGCGGTGGTGCTTGAAACTTCGGTGCCCACGCTGATTTCGTTTTCGGTACCGGGGATGCCCTGAATGTATTTTTGTGCCTGCGTCCCCGGGCGGAATTCCCACGCCACGCCGCTGAAGTTTTGCGAACCGTCTGCATTCTCCAGTGGTGTGCCGTCGAGATAGATATCTTTCGCCGTCAGTTGCCCGGCAAATTCCCCCTCTCCCAGCGCAACAAGAATTTTGGCCTTTGCTACGGACTGGAGGTCGTCTGGTTGTTCAGTCGGGGTGCGGGAACTTGAGCTGCCGCCCTTGCGGCCTCTAATCGGAGTAGATGTAGCCATATTGCGCCCATAAAAAAAGCCACCCTGAGGTGGCTTATTGCAAGAGAAAATTAATCAGATATTTGTTTCGCTAAATGGGTTTACAAAATCAGCTTCTGCTTTGAAAAACTGACAATCACTGGACGACGTTACTGATACTGGAATACCGGTATCTTCAACTTCATATAGCTTTGAATATTTATCGGAAACTTTGCCAGAAAATGTCTCGCGACAAATAACCTCTCCGCCACGGTTTACTATTACTGTCGCATTTCCGCCGATCAGGATTCCGTCATCAACGCGATGCAGGCCTGAAATGGTCAATCTTAAGTATTTCTTCATTGTTGATCCCCAACGTAAATCCCGGCTGAAATAATTGCGCCGCCTATGCGTCGGCGACCATAAAGAAGCGGTACCGGATAGCCCTGCGCTGCGGTGTTTGTGACTCCGCCGAACGCGTATGAGGCGCGGTTATCTGAGCTCTGTTTGCTGGCCAGCCCTGTAGCCTGGGGGGATAACATCTGAACTACACCCCCCAGCGTTATGGACGCACCAGCAGCAAACATCATATTGCTGGCAGCTATACTCAGACCTGGCATCCAGATCGATGCAATCACTAATACTGCGCCCAGGATAGTTTGAATCAAACCGGCTTTTTTACTCCCGATGATTACCGGGACAATGCGGATAACATCGCCGGTAACCGGGAAACCGAGGTCATCCACACCGATGTTTTTTTTACCCTTAAATACGGAGTATGTGATCCCACGGCGCTGGCTGGAAATCATAAACTGCTCAAAGCCCGGAATAGTCTTTGCGAGCGCCACTCCCGCCTCGCTTACACGGGAAATCAGGCGGTGGTGAATTTTACCGAATGATTTCCCGAGCACGCCGCCAAGCTCAATGCGGGTCATTACTTCCTGCATGTTTCACCTGCCATTACATCTTTATAGCGAACGATCTTCATCGTGCGCTCCTGCCAGTATCCGCCATAAGGAACTCGCTGGCTCAGATGCCCGTAAAGATGGTGCAGCAGCATGTTACCCTCCAGTAAAATCCCGGCATGATTCCACTTATCGGCCTGCACCTGCATGATTACGAGGTCCCCTTCCTGAGGCGGGCCGTCAAACTCCCTGAATCCGCATTCATACCAGCAATCCTGATAGAAATTGTCCGGGTAGTCGTTTTCCCACCAGGGATAATCCACCCGGTAATCGTAGAGCTCGATACCGTGGGTCTGCCGGAAATAGCTCATTACCAGACCCCAGCAATCGAAGTGGCCAAGCACAAACGGTCGCTCCAGCAATGGGAGCTCCCCGCGTGGCTGAATGGTACGTAAATCCCCCTCTGGCCAGCTCACAATATGCCAGGGCAGCAGTGTTGCATCACACTGCGCCTTATCAAGCTCGCTGGCCTGTGTCGTCGCGTCAGGATGGCTGTGAACAATGGCTACCACCGTCCCCCAGTCTTCTGCCGCTGCGTAATCTTCGGGGGACAGGTGAAAATGTTCAGTCGGCTCTGCTGCGAGATTACGACAGGGAAAATAGCGCTCAACCCGGCTTTTCTGTGCCACCACGCCGCAGCACTCGCGCGGATATTCCGCTGCAGCGTGTGCCATGATGGCATCAATGGTTTTCTGACGCATATCAGCTCCTGATAAGAGATGTACCCGGGAAACCGCCGAACGGCAGTTCGTTGCTGTCTCCGTGCCGGAGCTTGCAGGCCGTCAGCGTGCCGTTGCAGACATCCAGCGAGGGATCGTCAACCGGATTATTGTTTTTGTCGAAATAGCGCGTTCCGGCATAGTCGCAGCCGTCGCCGGTCCGGTACTTGTTCCGGATGCACCAGCTGCATAACGAATGCAGCTGACGCGTCGGAATCATCTGGCCCTGTAAATCCATCGGACTGGAAAGCGTAAATTCGACAACTTCATCCGTCTCGGTGCTTCTGGCATCGATATAAAAGACCTTCAGCTTTTCCTGTGACGGGTCTGCAGTGGGATTGCCCTGCGGAAAATTTCTGGCGTCCAGATACTGTGCCAGCGTGTCGTGGATACTCACTTTCGCCTGCAGCAGATCGTCATACGCCAGACAGAGCGCTGAGATCGAGCTGTCCAGGTTCGCCACCCTCAGTTTTGGCTGTGGGCTGGTACCATCCGTGGTCGCTTCAATACCCTCAACCTGACACGGCCAGGCTTTATACTCCTCCCCCTGCCACCAGATGGACTTCGCCGGAAGTTTATTCTCGTCGCCGCCTGCGGCTTCAATCTCTTCCGGGGTGTGCGCGATATTGTGTGCGTGGAAGCGGAGCACATCTGACATACCGAACGCTGTACCATCGACAGAAAAAAGCCGGACTTCATTGCCCGGCTCAAGTTTTTGATAATCAGCATTAAGACTCATGGTGTAAATGCCTGTTCAAACGTTGCGGTTACGGTTATCACTTTTACGTTTTTAACCACCTTTTTGAGCGTGTCAGCCTCTACACGCCACAGCGCGGTATCGCCGAAAGGCGGAGTGAAAATAAATGACTTCACTTTATGCCGACGAAGGAAGGCATGGATTTCATTCGCTGTAGTCGGATCTCCTGAAAAGGAATATTCATAGGTGCGAATCTCATCATTCAGGCCGGAGCCGCTCACCTGTGCGTACCCGTCGCCGAACTGGACTTTCCTGACTATGTCTTTACTTCCCTCGGTGGGCTGGCTGGAAACCTTAATGCCCCAGGGGAATGTTTCTATCGTCATAACTGTTACCTGCGATTGGTCGCATTCCAGATAAGCCCACCGGGCTGGATTGCCCTGGCGATACCATCATTGACAGATTTGTTAATCACCTGCTGATACGCCTTACCCAGCCTGTCTCCGTCGTTTTGCTGCTGTGCGTTACCGGAAGCATTCTCGACCGTCACCGGGGCATACACACTGACACCGAAAGGTGCTGCAGCCGGGCCTGTACCACCGCCCCCGACATACCCTCCCGTTGCATAGCCTTTCATCATCCGGTAAAGATTGCCGACGCCGATCCTGCTGGTAGCCTCTTTGGTGAAAACAAACTCACCACGGTGAACGACACCTGCTGGCTCATATTTCCCGCCTGAACCGGTATAACCGCCACCTGCAAATCCCAGCGCGGTTGATGCTGAATCCACCAGGCCTACCATCGCCTGTTTCAGCAGGATCTGTGTCAGCATGGAGAGCGTGGAGCGGGTGAAGTCAGCCCAGTCAGCCTTTCCGCGCGTCAGCATGTCAGCCATATTTTGCCCAATGCCATCAAACGTACTGCTGGCAAACGACTTCATCTGGCCATAAGCATCAGAAGCAGAATCAACATAATCTGCCCATGCGGATTTGGCTCCGGATTGCCAGTCACCCCGAAGCTTATCCTGCTCGGCGTAATACGCATGCAGCCCCTGCAGCTCATTCTGATAACCGGCATCGTTTTCGGAACCTCCACCATTTTTCCACCCCTGAAGAAGCTGGGCCTCCTCGTTGCGGCGTTGTGCTGCACGACTGCTCATACCAGCACTTTCCGCCAGGGCTCGGGTTTTCTCGCCGATCTGCGTGACGTATTTTTGGGACGTATCCTGCAGGCGATTAAGCCGCTCCTGCGCCACTATCTGATCGCCGAGCTTCGCGTTCAGCTCCGCACGGGAAAGCACCTCGCTTTTACTGGCCAGCAGGGATTTTTCCTCGGCAGAAAGCGTCCGGGTCTTCGCGGCCTCTTCCAGAACCGTAAAACGGGACTGCTTACGCCACAGCTCCTGACGCTGCTGGCTGATGGTGTCATTTATCCCCTTATGCTCCTGCAGGGTGCGCAGCTGTGCTTCCAGCTCCATCGTCTGGGCGCTGGCCGCATCGGTTGCACGGGTACCGGCAGGAGTCCTGACTGCAGGTGTTTTCTTCGGCTTTTTAAGGGTGTCTTCGTACTCTTTTTTCGCGGCAGCCAGGTTGATGTTGTAGTCAGCCTGGAGGATCCGCCCCTCTTTCAGCGCCTTGTTGAGCTCGCTCTGCCTGGCCGTGTATTTCTCCAGTGCCGTCTGCGTTTTGGCATAGTTTGCCTGTGCCTGCGCAGCATACTTCTGGCGATCCGATTCCGCAGCCGCTTCGCGCGATGCATTCTCTTCGTTCGCCATGGCAATTCCCGCCTGCTGCTGCGCCATATCCAGCGCAAGCCTGGCCGTTTCGCGGTCATTCCAGAATCGGGCGCGAGCCTCATCATTGACATATCGGTCACCTTTACGCAGGTTCCAGATTTCATCAGCCTTTTTAAACGCGGCCTGGGCTTTTGCCACCATCTCCTGGGCGGTGTCAGGTCTGCCAATATCAAGTGCAGCATCCCACATCGACTTGAAGGCACGCTTCAGGGAATCCGCTGAAGACTCAATCGTCCCCATATTGTCGCGGATGGCCTTGGTCTGATCGTTGAATCCGGCAGTAGCAGCCTGATTAGCCGCCTGCAGTGCGCCAGCCTCATCACCGGCACGCTGCAGCTGTGCCACATGGGCAATCTGTTCGGCCGTAACGTTGTGGAACTGCTGAGCCATCGCGATCAGGCCTGATGTAGGGTCAGTAGTGAGCTTGCCGTATGCGGCTGCGACTTTTTCCACCGGCACGCCGGAGGCATCAGTAAATCGCGCCACCGCCTGGCTCATTTCATCAAAGCGCGAACTCGCGCCCACCCCCGCGTTGATAAGCTCGCTCAGGGCTTCGCTGGTCTGATTGAACGTCAGCCCCGCTGCCTGGCCGTTTCGTGCCAGCGCCAACATACGATCGGCAGTCAATCCGGCCGTGTTCCCCGACAGTACCAGCGTTTTGTTGAAGTCAGATAGTGTGGATGAGCCCTGGTACCAGGCATAGAACAGCGCACCCGTTGCGGCGGACAGCGCACCGATGCCGACCATCAACGGTGAGATCGTACCCAGTAAGGCCCTGAATGTTGGTATTATCCCGCCAAAGGAGTCCTTAACCTGACCGCCCTGCTGAAGCAGAATCAGCCATGGGTTCTGCCCGCCCGCTAGCTGCGTAGCTATATCGGTAAACTGCGCCGGAAGCATACGCATTGCTGCGTTATACTGGCCTATTGAAATACCCGCCTTGCGCGCGGCGTTCTCCTGGCGGCTAAAGGACTGCTGGATCCGTAGCGCTTCGTCGTTCGCCGCGCTGCCAGTCTGCTTTAATTCTTTTTTGACGTAGTTAAGCTGCTCGTTAAATTTCGTCGAGTTAACGTCAAGGTTAACGACCAGATCACCCACTGCCGTCTGGGCCATAGCGCACGCCTCCTGAAATACCTGCAGCCTTCGCCATCAGCGTATCGTCATCCGGCTCATCAACGTCGATGCTTTCCGATACAGGGGAAAGGATGCTGAAACTGTCCGGTGTTAATTCCGGATCAGCAAAAAACAGGGTTGAGATGGTGTAGAGCAAACCGGAGAAATGAGCATCCAGCTGCGCATCATGAAAGTAATTGTCCTGGTAGAAGATTTTCCAGTCGCCGTATTCCGTTGAGGACATGCCAGCAAGCATGGCACGCCAGTCCGGGCGACCGAACTCACGCGCCAGTTTCATGGCAAACTTCAGCTCACTGGCGAGGGCTTTTCCGCAGTAACAGGTTCAGCGGGTTCATTACGTTCTTCACCGGGCTCAGCCTGGTCATCAGTGACCGGCGCAATCATCCCGGACAGGAGTTTCACCTTATATTCGGCTTCGGCAACAAGTTCGGTCGGCCATGTCTGCATGACCTCATCCTGAATCTGCTCCACTTCCGCCGCCGCGTTTTCTCCCTGCGATCCTTTAAGCGCGTGGCCATGCCAGAGTGACATTGCCACCAGATATGCTCCACTCTTCACGGTAAGGGTAATGGCAGCCTGAAAATCACCAGCTTCAACCGCCTCAAGTTGTTTCAGGTATTCGAGGTATTCAATACGCTGCAGCGCCGACAGCTGGAACAATGTGACGCTGCTGCCGTTACTTTCAAGCAGCTCGCTCTTTAGAAACATAATTACTCCGGGGGAACGGGGCTTTCGCCCCGGTTATCAGGAAACAGTGACTTTGCAGATCGCCACAAAGTTACCGTCATTGCTCATTACGATGATCTCGACGGTGCCTGCCGCCACGCCGGTAACAGTCAGGGTATTGCCGCTGACGGTGACCGTTGCTTTTGACGGATCAGAACTGGCTACGCGGAAAGACTTATCTGAAGCACTTGCTGGCAGGACAGAAACAACCAGTTGCGTCGTGGCCGCGACAGCCACAGCCGCCGTGGATTTATCCAGGCTGATCCCCGTAACGGCAATCGGCGCGGTACCACTGTCTTCGGCCAGCGATGGTTTGCCATTGTTGGTGATTTTTGCCGTGCGGGTCATGACCTCTTTAGACGAGATGGTCTTGCCGAGACTGCTCACCCAGCCCTTAAAGACATCGACAACACCATTCGGATATTTGATTTTATACCCCTTCACGGTGCCTTCATCGAACCAGTTCACCAGGTCCTGCTGACCGGAATCCTCCGGCATCCATGCGAGCGTCAGGTTTGTTTCACCGGCTGATTTCTGCCCCTGCATCGTTGATGTCCAGTCGGCATTCTCATCATCGATGTAGGTGTCATCTTCCGATTCAGCTGTCAGTTCTCCGGGCTGCAGGTCTTTAATCTTTGCCAGGCGCAGCCAGTCAACGTCTGAAAGCGGATTGGCGTATGGATCACCAGTTCCGGTGTAAACCCAGAGGGTGGTACCAGCACCTTTTGTTGGTGCCAGCGGGTTTGGTGTGGCCATAGGGTCCTCACATGTCGTAAGTAATGGAATATTTCAGGTCGGCAGAACTCCACAGCGCCATATCGTCATCGCGCTGGTAGTCATAGCCCTGCTGAACCATTGTGGTGATAAGAGATTCAAGCCCCGGAACCTCTGCGAGAACCGGATACACTCTCGTCTCCATCCAGTCATCCAGATCAGAATCAGGTACCTGAGCCTCAAGAAAGACTTCGATATGCAGAATGGCCTGCCAGCTATCGGCGTCCAGTTCTTCCCCTGTGTATTCCGCATCTGTCAGGTAGACGGCAACAGCGGGAAAATCACCCTCTTCGAGCACTGCAGGTCTGCCGTCAAAATAAATGACATCAGTACCAATCGCGCTTTCCAGCGCGTCAATAATCACCTTGCGAATATCGCTGTGTTTCATCGTGTCAGAATTAACCTGAGTTGGTTGGTAAGGGATGCCCGGAGCTCTTTGGGCATATCTGACTCCATGAGCTTCGGCAGTTCTTCTTTAAATGCCGTAGTTAATGGAGCTGCCAGCGGGATGCTGACCACTTCAATGGGGTAACGAGGTTTTGAAGTCCGCCTCATGACATGCCAGCGACCATTTTTAAGTTGCTGGATAAAGCCGCCCGGAAAACGAAATGGCCCTATGCGCAGAACGCTGTTGGCCCCTTTCTTGTCCCGTTTTCTGCGGGAAAGTCGCACGCTTGCGGTACCGAGTTTAATGGCCGGTAAATTTCCCCGGTTTACCCGGATAAGTGCACGAGGTCTATTGACCGTCGCACGCTTCACCATGGCGCGTTGCTTTACCAGTTTTCGCGGTACGCGCGTATCTTTTGATACGACTGCCACGCTGCGGCTGACGGCCCGGTTTGCCACGCGGTTAACGGCCTGCGCCGATGCCCGCGGAACAGCCGTTTTGCTGATGCTGTTAAGGTTTTCTATGGCCTGTTCAAGGCCTTTTATGGACATATGCGCTCCTTAACGGCGACGCGAAGATGCAGGTGGAGAGCCGTTACCCAGACAGATATGACAGGAGCCACAGTCATCCGGACCAATACGTTCAACCCAGAATTGCCGACCGTTAATCGTCAGCGTGTCCATACGCTGCAGCTGCCTGACAGTGGCGGTTTCCACAAACAGGGTCGGGCTGGTTCCTTCAACACGAATCCCGGCACCGGCATATCCGATATTTTCTGGATCATCGAATACACCGACCAGGGTGGCACCTGACAAAGCGCCTGACATCACCTTTGCCTCTGTGCCCATCACACCACGGATAGCGCTATCAGCTCGCGACATGGCCTCGTCAAAGAGATTATCGAAATCAGCCATGTGGCCCCCTTCAGACTTCGAAAGCCAGCCCCTTTGCGATCAAGTCGTCGGCATCCTGTTCAGATACGCGGATAATCACACCAGGCTCTACGATAGATACCGGCTCGTTACGCGTGGCATGCAGAGCGTCAATATGCAGGGTGGCCAGCGTTTCTACTGATACCAGGTCACCCGTTGTGGCCGATTCCGTTTTTACTTTTGCCACGTTAGCAACATTGTTGTCGGTGCTGTCGGTGCTGTCGGAAGCATTCTGCACGCCGTTTTCACCGTCAACTGACCCGGCATTGCCATCCAGTTCCTCTTCAAGCTCAGCAATACGCATCGTCAGTTCCTGAATGGTGCCGCTGGTACTGACCTCGCGGTTAAGCTGGGTCCCAAGTTCATTCAGGCGGGCGACCAGCTTTTCTTTTTCTGTCATGGGAAATACTCCAGAAAGG